GCCTGATTAGGCTAGTTAGATCTCTAACGGTAGTTTCATTAATCTTGCCGTCTTTCTTCATCTGATTAAGAATATCGACGCAAGAATCAATTAAGTTTTGCTGATCCTTAGTAATTTTATTGATAGTGTCAACTTGTGCTTGTTTAGTTAATATTTCAGAATCTGACATTGTTTACCTCAAACTTTAGTCTTTCATAGTGGGTTATTCTTTGTCTGGAGTGACCTTCTAGATAAGGAAGTCTATCGTAAAAATCGTAAAAGTACATTTTATCCTTTCCATCTGCTTTCCTAATTCCTCTTCCCAATCCTTGTAGAGTTGGAACCTCTCCTGATAAGCCTCTAGCATTGATCATATGACTAATTTCGTCAATGCTAATTCCAGTCTGCATAACATTTGTGCCTATAATGGTTGCTGCTTTTTCGTCTTTTACAAATTTGTTTATAACATCATATCTGCAATCAATGTCATCTTTACCCTCAATGGTATAGCAGTTTTCAATCCTAGACTGTAGGTTCTCAATATGCTGTAGGTTTTTGACTAGTATTAGAATTTTTGCATTTGGATTAGCTCGATACACTTTTGACACAATGTCTTTGATCTTGTCATTCCTATTGTCGCAATTAACAATATACTGATCATAAACATCTACATAAGTTATGTCACTAGCAACCGATGATACTGGAGTGTTGTCAACTATTTGTATTATCGGCTTTGCGAGTGCTCCATCCTTAATCAAGTCCTCAGCACTTCTAGTGGTATAAATAGGCCCAAATGCTCCCTCTAGAACCATTCTGGCATTAATATCTTTTGCCTTTTCTCTAGGTGGTGTAGCTGTGAAGGCCAGTCTGTATGAAGCGTTAGGGAAACTCTCAATTGCTGCTATTGTGGTTTCACCCTTACAGAATTGATGAGCTTCATCAACCATAAGTATCTCAGTTTCCTGTAGGTGAGTATCTACAATCCTCTCGATACTTTGAACAGTGGATAGCATTACTTGTCCAGGTACGTATCCCTCACCTGAGTTATACCCCAAGTTCTTTATACCACATTTTTTAAAGAATTCGTAGGTTTGATTTAAGATTCCTTTTTCCCTAAATAGAACAACTGCCTTGGGGTTGTCCCCCCATTGCAGGGCAGCCAAACATCCGGCCATTATTAGAGTTTTGCCTGAGCCTGTTGGACTATCTACGATTGCTCTCCTTCTCTTTAAACACTGATAAATGGCCTTTTCTTGATATTCTCGATACTCAAAGTTACCAACTTCCGGTATGAAGAATTCTTCAGGTTCGGGCTTGTTCTCCCATTCAATATCCTTCACCCTAATATCCCGAAGATCTTTGACGATCCTACTTATAAGCCCAGTCCTAAACTTTCCGTTAGATGAGAAGTATCTCTTTTTTCCGTCCCATCTTCTTTTCTTGTAAGCCTGGGAGTATTCGTGCCCAGGAACAGGAAAAGAATATTTGTCCCTTAGATTCAAGAGAATATCAGGATTGTCTGTTTCCAAGGTAGACGTTAAGTTGCCAACCACTATTTTCATATACTATAATAGTAAATGTAACAGGACAATTCGGATTATGAGTGAAATTAAAAGAATAAAAGAGGAGTCTGGGGAAGCTAGGAATAAAGCTTTGGAGGCTCTTTTTGCTGATTACGATAACAATTCAGTAACGGTCACTGAACTGCCCTCTAAGGGTAAATTTTATAAGAACTTTCAGGGTGTAGAAGTGAGTCCTCTCACTTTTACAGATGAGCAAAGAATTCTTAACTCTCGCGGTGATGGTGAGGATATTGTATCCAAACTACTGGAGAAGACAGTAAGGGGAGTTGAGATTGAAGATCTATTGTCAATGGACAAGATGTATCTATTGATGAGGCTTAGGGAGTTGTCATACGGTGATATGTATGAGTTCAATATCACATGTAATTCCTGCACGACTGATATTAAGACTTCTCTCAAATTATCTGAGCACTTGAATATGAATCAAGTAGAGGATGATCTTATGGACCCCAGGGAGATTGTGTTGCCCAAGCTAAAAGCAAAAGTATTAGTTAGATTTCCCAGGAGCAAGGAGGAGAAATTCTTAACGGGTGGGGAGCATACTCTTAAAAATATCTTTAGATTCATAGTCTCAATCAACGGAAATCAAGACCCAGTTTTTATAAATCAAGCAATCAAAAGACTGCATCTTATGGATATTAAAACGATAATTAACGAGGTCACAAAAGGAGAGTATGGGATAGATCCTAGATTCTACTTTGAGTGCCCAGAGTGCAGTCACACCGAAACCATGGCAATTCCAATGGATGTCGGTTTTTTTTCAGTGAGCTAACTAGACATTTATCCTCAGAGGATCTTCTTTATCAAGCGTATATATTAGTAAATAAGGTGGGTTTAGCTTACTCGGATGTTAAGTCAATGAACCAGAAAGAAAGATCTGCCTTCATGAAATTCTATACTGAAGAATTAAAGAAGATGGAAAGTTAGCATGAAAATTAACGGAAACCAAGTTACTACAAGACACGAAAGGCCCACAGTTCTAGGTCCAACCGCCCTCTTGCTGTATTTCATAAATGATGGTCAGTATGTTGACCCCACATCGATAAGTGGAGTTTCCATCTTTGCTGCATCGGATAATCAGTCTCCAAGCTCAGTTATTAGTGCTTCTGGGGAGATCTTGCCAGCCGTTACCGGGAACATACTGATGCATTTCTCCAACGGAAATGCCAACACATCTAGTTCTGACTTTGATGCATCCAACTATAACGCTGGCGATGTAACGGCTTCGGGTATCTACAAGCTAGATACTGGCAAGTTTGCATGCGTGCTAGACAGAAGCGTCCCAAGCGGGATATTTAATCTAAGCGGTACAAGCACAATACTGAATACATTATCCGCAACCGGAGATTACATCGATGTATGGACGGTAAAGAGAGTTCCTAGCTCGGACTTGGATACGATAATAAACGAGTTTACTCTTACTCAGGATAGATTTTTTGGAGTAACAGAGCCGTTACTGTTTAGAGTGTCCACCAGATTAGAGAATAATCAAGTTGTGCTAGGTTCTAAGGTTGATCTAAAGTTTACCAATGAGTTTACCATAGAGAATGCCAACGTGGACAGAAGTGTGACAAACCTATTTAAGCAATCCTTGGTTACTGATCCCATGATTGAAATCTACAAGAAGAATCAGGACAGAAACTTAGGTGCTCGTATTGAGGTATCAGGATACTCTGACACGTCTGGACTGGTCGATACAACCTCTGAAAACACTGTAATCTTCACACTTGACACAGAAGCTCTTAAAACGCACCCGGAATTACTAAATGGTAATCTTGGATCTTTGACAGGGACTTACGTGGCTAGACTTAAATTTAATGCTTTAAATCAAACTATTGTGTCAAATGACATGGCCTTTCTCATACGATAGGTAAGTCAGATAGAGAGAATCAAGCTTAACAGTGTTAGAGGCCTCTCTCTTTAGAAACTCTGACCCTTTCTTGATTAGAATCTCATTCCAATCCTTAAAGGGACTGGGAGGGACCACAGATAGTAGGTCATCTCTGCGAACCCAATGAGCTAGGTCCATGAATTTCTTTCTTCCCTTTGTGCCCGCCTCATCACTATCGAAAGCACAGACCAATGGTCCTGCATACTGACTAAGCTGCATTATCTGCTCACGGCTCGTAAAGCAGCTTAGAGTGGTCGTAGAATTAAGGCCCACTGCTTGCAGGCTAAGGCAGTCAAAGACGCCCTCAGTGATGTACAGGGGCTCCTGAGAGCCATATTCAAAAGGGTATAATACTTGAGAACTTTTGAGATTCTTACAGTTCAGGTATTTAGGCTTCTCATCCCCTAGAGCCCTGCCTTGAAAGTAGAACAGCTTACCGTTCCTGTTCGTGAAAGGAATAATAAGTCTTCCGCTATACTTACCACCCCGAGCGATATAGAATTTAAATTGACCAACACCTCTGGATTCTACGAAAGGATGGCTATCCAGTGCTTGAAAATTAGCTGCCTCGTCTAGATCAGAGTCAATTTCATTAGGGTCAAACTTTTCAAGAGGTCTGCGTCCCTTGTAGCCTGCCATGAAATCTTCAAAGACAAACTTCTCGTAAGCCTCTCGGTAGCTGCATTTTTCTAGGATGGCATACAGCTTAAGAAAGTTCCCTACCTCACCAGTCTTGAAACACCTCCACAACCCAGTCTCGGTGTTGATAGACATGTGACGTTTATAGTCATTATCTATGAATATTGATGGAACTACAATTTCAGTATCGTCACTCTGAAGTCTATAATTAGACTGGAACTTACTCAGACAGTATTTTCTAATAAAGGAATCAGAGTCCATGTTTATAAATAGTATTAGCGCCTCTAAGGGTGACATCATAGACCAGTGCCTGTGGAAATACAGACTGAAATATATCCTGAAACTGCCTGGGTTCGGAGCAAAGAATGAGGATGCTTTGAACTTCGGATCTTTTATTCACAAGATCTTTGAATTGGGTTATCGGGAGAAGGACATCAAATCCCTACTGAAGATAGCAGAGCAGGAGAGATCCACTTACAAAGTCCCATTCAGAGATAACGACAGGATGAAATCCTGTTTAGAGAACTTTATAATGTGGAACAACGGCCTTGGTGAGACCATGTCCACTGAGCAGGTAGTTAATGTGCCTTTGGATGAAAAGAATGACATCAATTTTATAGGAGTTATTGATCGCGTCATCAAAGGCAAAGACGGAGGATATCTGGTTATAGACTACAAGACATCCAAGCGAGAAAAGAAGAAGAAGACCCTAATGGATGACAACCAGCTAAAGGGTTATGCATGGGCGATTCACAAGATCTATGACGTTCCCTACGATAAGATTTATTGCGCTCACTACTATCCCGTCACTGGGAACTTTGTCGCCGTTAAGTTTGCTAGATTCCAAATAGAGAGATGGAAAAAGCAACAGATAGAGAAAGTTTGGCGGATAAGGAAAAAGAAGAAGGATGAGTTCTGGGCTCAAGAAAATATATTCTGCGACTGGTGTGAATACCAAGAGGCATGCCCTAAGTTTAACTCTGAGTCAGTAGTCTGTCAGCGAATAGAAGAGCAGAAACAACTCAAGAAGAGCACCTTGAAAGAACAAGGTAAACTAGGAAAATAACAACCAGAACTACTGTGAGAGGATCTCCTTGACCGTAAGGACCAGGGTCATAGCCCTTTTCGGTGATGTAGTTACCTCTCCAGATTTTCTCACTTAGGTTTTCTTGCATTGATCTACAGGTCTTTTATTCTTCCCTTTATTATAGGGAAGTAGATCTCGTAGTCAATGTCTTCTAGAAAGGATTTTACAACTTCTTCGTTAAATCCAGAATCTACAACAAGAAACTTATACACTGTCTGTAGCTTTAGAGGCTTTCTAGTATCCAGAGATTTTAAAAGTTTAAGCTGATAAAGACTAGGTAATCTCTTTCCGTATTTAAAACTCCACTTGTCTATAAAGTCACTGGAGAAAGTAAAGTTTAGTAAATCAATAGTTTCAACTAAATCCTCTTCTAGGGTGCTCATAACTAATAAATAGTAATAGAGATATCTCCCTCAGAAAAACAGAAAAATATCTTCAATATACTAAATTATTACAATGCCTAGTATCCTATCACCTCAACTAAGAGATCGACTGGCTGGAGTGAGCTATGAAGCCAGATCTACCTCTTACTTGGGGCTGAGACCTGGAGACTTAATTCAGTTTAGCTACATGGGGGCAGTAAGGCACGGATTTATCATAGCATCACCAGCAGCCACAAATGGACTTAGATACTCAGGCAGAGGTAAGTCTCTTTTTAATGTCGTGCCAGTTGATGACTTAGACGACGGATTATTTAAATACCTACTAGATAATATATACGGGGATGAGAACACTGCAACCTACACAAATCTGGTAAGAAACTCTGGACTCAGCACCGTAAATCCGAATACCAGCAAAGAATATCTCCCTAACTTTAGGACATTACAAGTGATTGGGATATTTTCAATAATAAAGATATTCATAGAAGATGAGTGATTTCAACATAAATTATGTTCAGACCGAGTTGGACGATCTTGGTACCAGATCAGCGAAACTAACTCAAAGTCTAGGTAAAGCTGTCAAAAAGATTGAGTTATCAACCAAAAGGATTGGTGACTTAAATAAAAATGTTCTTAAGATTGATAAAACCATTATCAAGCTTAATGACAATATAAAGGTTACCAACACTCAATTTAGAAGCCTTCAGGATCGCACTGTCAAGTTAAAAACTGCTTTTGAGGATGTGATAAAGCTAATTTCAAAAATGCGGAAGAAAACTCCCGTAAAGTTTGAAGATGACAGCAGGGATGACAGCAAGCCCGCAGAAGAACAAGCAGATACGGCACAAACTGACTCAGGCGGTGGGGGTGATGGAAATAATCCTACTGATAGACCTGCCGATTCTGCTGGTGGAGGAGACAAAGAAGACAAACAAGAAAAAGAAAGAAGCAGAATCTCCAAGGCTTTTAATGCAACGGTAAAAGCCAACACTCAGGCCATTAAAAATTTGGGGTTGCAATTAATTTCAAATTACACCATTGCTAACAAGCTTACAGAAGCCGTAATGGCTTTTGAGCAGCAGCAACTTCAATCGTTCGCGATGGGTATTGATAATGCCAGATTTATGGAGCAAAACAATCAGCTTCTAGCGGATTCAAGGGTCGGCCAGAGAGAACTTCAACAAGCACTTATAGATAACTTTGGCGAAGGAGTAAGGACTAACTCTGAGGAATTGATCAGTCTCACTGAGACGATGATTGCAACAGGTCAAAACACAAAAGCATTGACCGCAATGAACTCAAGATTGGTAGGATTGACAGGACCCAACAACAATGTGGTTGCAAGGTTAGCGGAAAGTAATGAGCAGTTATCTGATACTTTTCAAGTTTCTAATGAAAAACTTATAAACGCTGTTGACGCCTTAGCAAGTCAGATGGACACTGCTCAATTCCTGGGGGATGATGCGATAGCGGGAATGGGTGAACTTGCTCAGGATATCGCCGCTAGAGCAGGTGGAGTGGACGTAACTAGTGAGATCGCAACAGTGGTGGACATGCTTGACGCTAATGTTGATAACATAGCCAAGGTCAATCTATTAGGCGCTCGCGACCTTTCAATGGCTATGACGAAAGGCAACTTGAACTCCTTAGCACAACTACAACCTATCATTCAAACAATTCAACAAGCTAACCAGGAGGCTCTTGCACAGGGAGGTGATAGTGTAGAGGCTATGGCGGCAGCGCGACAGGTTGCAATGGCTCAATTCAATATGAGTGAAAAGCAATTCAATGCCATTCTTAAATTGGGTAAAATCAATATGGATGGAAATGAGGTTAACGAAGAAGCCAGGATAGCTCAGGAACAAGAATTTGAATCTATCAAAAATGTTAGACAAAAGACGGACGACTTCTTTACTCAGGTCGCGCCCGATCTTCACAAAATGGCTACTGGTATATTACCAGCTTTGGCGGGTGTTTCCATAGCAATCAATTCACTCGCAACAGCCCAATCCGTGGGCAGTATGTTAGATTTTACAGGTGGAGGTAAGGGAAGCGCCCGACGAGGCGCACTTAAAGCCGCCGGAAAGATGGGTCTAAAGGGAAGTGCGCTAAAGAGTGTTGGAAGGTTTGCAGGAACTGCTGCGAAAGGCGTAAAGGCTCTGACGCTAGGCGGTATGGCTGGTTTAGCTATCGATCAGGTTGACAATGTGTTTGGAGTCGAGGAAGGCAGTACAGTTGACAAGGTTACCGATGTGGGTTCTGATATGGCAACGGGTG